GCTACCAGTATTAGCTCTAGTCTTGGTGTTCTTACAGATAGAAACAACGACACATCTAGATCCGAGCAAGCAGACGGAGATGAACAGAACGAAGGCAACGTGGGAGGAGAAGGGTGAGAACAGAAAACTGGCAAAGCAATACGCGTGGGTTGCGTTTGGTTGGAGAGGAAGAGAGTGGGCCTGTCTTGAGTCCTTATGGACCAATGAGAGCAGGTTTGACCACTTCGCACAGAACCCAACTTCTAGTGCTTTCGGAATTGCTCAACTCCTTGGAGAAAGAAGTAGAAATCCTGCACTCCAAATACTGCGAGGCTTACGTTATATTGATAGACGTTATGGAACGCCTTGCAAGGCTTACAAGTTCTCTCTCACCCACCGACATTATTAAGGAGAAGTAATGCTTACAGGAGTATCGCTCTTTGCTGGTGTCGGCGGCTTTGATTTGGCTATGACCCGTAATGGAGTAAAGGTTGTAGCTACAGTAGAGATAGACAAGAAGTGTAATGAGGTACTAGCCAAGCATTTTCCAGAGGCTAAACAGTTCACAGATGTTCAACAGATAACAGGAGAGGAGTTAATAAATGCTGGATTCAACCCAAAGAATGGAATTATTACAGGAGGATTCCCCTGCCAAGATCTCAGCGTGGCTGGAAAAAGGGCTGGCTTGGCTGGCGAAAGAAGCGGGTTATTCTGGGAGATTAGAAGACTTGTGGAAGAAACGCAAACAGAGTGGTTCGTCCTCGAAAACGTCCCTGGTTTATTATCCTCTGACGGAGGGAAGGACTTTGGAATCGTTCTCGGGGAGATGGCCAACCTCGGGTATAGTATCGGGTGGAGAGTCCTTGATGCTCAGTACTTTGGAGTACCCCAGCGAAGGCGCAGAGTCTTCATCATTGGCAGCCGTACTGGAGGACCAGAACGTATTGGAAAAGTTTTATTTAAGCGCGAAGGCGTGCGAAGGAATCCTACGCAGAGCCAACCGCAGAGGCAAGACTCTTCCACCAGCACTACAAGAAGCTTTGGTCAAACAGGTTTCGCAAAATACTCCGAAGGAGTGACTACTCTTACTGCTACCACATACAAAAGACCTGAAGATAATGTTGTGGTTCACTAAAAGTAGGCGAGCACAGAGTGATACCGACTATGAAACGTGGCTTGAGGGGGGGGTGGTACCAACATTGAACGCATTTGATAGTGGTGATGTTAGAGCTACCACAGTTATAGTTGTGCGTATGCGTGAAGGCAAACCAGGAGGAGGTAAAGGACCATTGATGAGCGAAGATAGAAGTTTAACGTTAGCAACTGCTAATGATCAAACACTATTTGTTTTCTATGGCAATAGAGTAGATGATGTACGAATACAAGATGGTAAAATAAATACTTTGCAAGCTAGAATGGGAACAGGTGGAAACAATATGCCTATGGTAGCTAAAACTCAAGTGCGTAGGCTTACACCACTTGAGTGTGAAAGATTACAGGGATTCCCTGATGGCTGGACAGAAGGACAAAGTGACACTCATAGATATAAACAGATGGGTAATGCAGTAGCAGTACCAGTAGTTGAGTGGATTATTTCTGGTATTGTTGATACAATAGAGAACAGCTAAGGGTTATTTATCCTTTCACTTAGCGTAAGAGGCCCCGCAAATCAAGAGTGCTAACTGCGGGGCTTTCTTATTTATCAGTTGAATAGAAGCCTGGTCCCCTGAAAGAGAGAGGGGGTGAGGACCAGACCCTATTCATTACTTTGCCGCAGTCAGTGCAGGAGGGCGCACTTTCTTTGGCGTGGATAGAACGCTCAACTGAAAGGGTAGTTAAGCAGTTCAGACACTTATAGGGGTAGAGCATAATCTAGGTGAAGGAAGCCGACAAGTTTCATAATCTTTCTAGTATCAGAGAACTCAGTAGTGGTAGGCATCCACTTCTCAGACCAGCTTGGCTCTGGAACCCTTGATAAATCAAAGGCATAGATACCCTCTGGTGTGGAGTTAATGTAGTAAGGAACCATACTTTCTGCTTGGTTGATAAGCCTGCGATACTTCATCTCTTCTATCAGCAAGTCTGGATAGTGACTATGCCTACACTTGAGTTCAATGTATAGATTCTTTTCAATAGTAGTACAGTCAAAGGAGTCGAAAGCGCCTTCAGATTTCTCAAGGTCGGGGAAGTGTTTATCTTTTAGATAATCGAAGAGCTCGGATTCTTTCACTGGTATGGACTCTCCCCACCCACATTGTTCTGTAGCTTACGCAAAGAACTCTGACATCTACGATCAGCAGTAGATACAGCGCAACCTAGATACTCTGCCAAAGCCTCAAGGGTAAGGCTCTCGTGGTATCTCTTGATAAGAATATCTTTATCTGTTATCTCTAGCTTTAGATAAGCCTTCTTTATATCTATCAGGGTAGCAAGTAGGTTGCCACCTTCTGCTGGAGCTGACTGCTTACGTGGCTGACCATCGTTAATGAGGTTCTGTGCCTGTTCTAAGACTGTATTATCTACGATGGATGCAATTACGTGAGGCAGTAGCTGGGCTATCACTGCTGAGTCATAGAAGGCTTCATCGCCTATGCGATAGCCTGCCTTAGCAGCCTTCTCTTTGCGAGCATAGCGCTCACAATGGCGCTTCATCTGCCAAGCAATACGCTTCTCATTGATTACCTTTTGGATAGGATTAGTTTCATTTAATAGTCCATCTAGATGTTCTACTCTTGTTAGATACCAGGCGTAGCACTCCTGCTTTACATCGTCTCTATCTACATAGTTGCGAAACCTACGACAGATAGTATTGGCTACGCTGGGAGCTATATCAAGTATAGCTGGGTGGATATCAGTCATTATCTATCTCAGGCCACGTCTTATCTAGTACCATCATTGCAATAGCAGAGTAGTTAAGTAGATCTAGGAAACTGTCCCGAAGTGATTCGTTTGAGGGAGCGACTTCACTATCAACGAGGTGATTGATTCTAGCCACCTTGTCGTGCATACGCACTCGTAATCCGTTGAGTGCTCCACCTGGACTGTGAGAGATGTTCTTTGGACCATAATCTTTATGTTTGCGGATGAGCAAATTACCTGCTGTGTCAAGGATTCGCCACACATTAGCAACGAACTCCGAATCTAACTTCTTGTCGGAATCGGTTTGACTGTAATAGTACCACTCTTGAAGTCTATGGAAACTATTACCATCCCCAATTCCTTCAGATACTCTGCCATCTGAGTCAATTCCTTCTTTGTAGTCACTCACTATACTCCTCCTACTAGGTTGGCTGTTGCTTCTTGTCCATTCACCAGATAGAAGTCTGTTATGTCCATACCTGGTGGTAATTGTACGATTTGTGAGTTAATCAACTCACCTGCGACACGCCTAGAGAACTCAGCTCCAGGGTTAGTCCCATCTTCTTTAACATCATTGTCACCGACTACATAAACCATATCGAAACCATTGAATAACTTTGAATAATAAGGCTTCCAAGCAGCAACACCAGGCACTCCTACTGCTGGCACTTGGCAATTAGCTTCCATAACTATCGCATCAAACTCACCCTCACATACAACTACCCTGCTGGTATTAGACATAGTTGAAATGACATTAAACAGGTGCGACTTCTGACCAGTAGGCGCTCCATACTTAGGCTTACCATCATCTAATCTTCTAAACTTAAAGCCAACACAGATATCTAAAGCAGTGAAGTAAGGTATAGATATCCAACCTTGATAGCCTTGGTGTCCCTCTATCGGATCTGTGATAGAACCAAGACGATACCTAGCTGCTATCTCCTCAGATATTCCACGTCCTTCTAGATATTGCAGAGCTTCTGGGCTTATCTCCTGTGCGTAGTGATGAGCCGCTTCCTCCAATAATTTCGCCTGCCCTTGCGAGAGCATCTTTGAACCCCACATTCTCTAGTTCCATAATTACATTAACAGCGTTGCCACCCTTGCCACAGGTATGACAGAAATATAAATTGTTATAGGTGTCAATGACTGCGCTCTTACGAGCATCATCGTGCATACAACAACGAACAGATATGTTGCGACCTTCTTTTACTTCGCCTCCGAAGTGTCTAACTACATCTGCTATGGAGACTGTGTTTGCATCAGAGTCGCCTTTTGACCTTTTCTTACGAACCACCCTGGACCAGTCTTGTGTTGGCAAGCGCAGTCTCCTTTACAGTA